CTAGTACCTACGTTTCGATCCCGAACAAGAACGCGACCGGTCGTCCGATTCAGATTTGGATTAACCGTCGCACGGGCGCAACAGGTGCGGACAACGCCGTGGTCTATCCGCAGTTCACTGTGTGGCCGAAGCCGGACAACACGACGACTTGGACCCTGTATTACACCCGGTTGCGTCGGATGTTCGATGTTGGAAACGGTGCCAACGGTCAGGATATTCCGTTCCGGTTCTTGCCCTGCATGGTTGCGGGCTTGGCCTACATGCTGTCGATGAAGATCCCCGGTGCTGATGCTCGGGTTCAGGTCTTGAAGGCGCAGTATGACGAGGCTTGGGACTTGGCGGCAGGTGAGGATCGTGAAAAGGCTGCGGTTCGTTTTGTCCCGAGAGAGTCGTTTTTAGGCGGGTACTAAAATGCCTAATCGCTATGCGAGTGGCAAACATGCGATTTCGGAGTGCGACCGGTGTGGATTTCGGTACAAGCTCCGCCAACTGAAGTCCTTGGTCATCAAGACCAAGAACGTGAATATTCTGGTTTGTTCGGAGTGTTGGGAAGCTGATCAGCCGCAGTTGTCACTTGGTCTGTACCCGGTTGATGACCCGCAGGCTTTGCGAAACCCTCGTCCGGACTTGAGCTATTTTGAACCCGGCAATAATGGCGCGGGTGGTAGTAGAATGATTCAATGGGGCTGGGCACCGGTAGGTGGTGCTAGAGCCGATGACGCGGGGCTTACCCCGAATGATCTAGTAGCCCAATGTTTAGTGGGCGATGTAACGGCTAGTTAGGAGAATTGAAAATGGCTATGACTTTGAAGGAACACGCCAAACTTCCGGCGAACAAGGCTCACGGCAAAAACGCTAAGGGCTTTCGTGCTGGTGGCAAGACCAACAGCGAAATGAAGAAGTACGGGCGCGGCATGGCGAAGGTCATGAATCAGCGCAGCCCGGTGCGTAAGAGCAGTGGCCCGAGGTAAGTCACATGAAAGATAGCGGCAAGATCAAGCCGAACACCGACTCAACCGGTGAGAACGGCTACCCTGAGAAGGATGTCAACAAAGGCGTTACGCACATGGATATGCGTGGTGCTGGCGCTGCCACCAAGGGCAAGAAGTTCGTCTCGCAGATCAACCTTAAGAACAACGGTAAGGTCCGCGCAGGCTGGAGTTAATAGTCGATGAACTACGCGACTCTTACAACGTTGATACAACAGTACTGCGAATCGACTGAAACGTCGTTCGTGGCGAACATTCCTACGTTCGTACAACTTGCGGAAGAGCGCGTATACAACACGGTTCAGATTCCCGCTATTCGTCGCAACCAGATAGGCACTCTAAGTCTCGGTAACAAGTATCTTACGTTGCCCTCAGACTGGCTTGCGACGTTCTCTTTGGCTGTCATCACGCCGGTTACTGGGGTTCAAGAGTTCTTGCTTGATAAGGACGTGAACTTCATCCGGCAGTCATACCCGAGTCCGACCGATACTGGGATGCCGAAGTACTATGCAATCTTCGACGACAATACGCTGATTCTGGGGCCGACCCCGGATACGGCCTATCAGGTCGAGATGCACTATTACTACTATCCACAGTCGATTGTTACGGCGGGTACGTCTTGGCTTGGTGACAACTTTGAGAACGTTCTGCTGTACGGGTCACTGCGCGAGGCTTACACCTACTTGAAGGGTGAGGCTGACATGATGCAGTACTACGAGCAGAAGTATCAGGAAGCCATCCAACAGTTGATGCGCCTTGGCGATGGAATGAACCGCCGCGACTCGTATCGTTCTGGACAGGTTCGGCTACCGGTAAATAGCTAATGGCTATCTTTCAAACACAAACGATCAGTTTCCGGCAGGAGATGCTGCAAGCAGTTCATAACTTGCTGACGGATACGATCAAGATGGCGTTGTACACAAGCTCCTCCAATATCAACGAGGACACGACTGTGTATACGACGACTGCTGAAGTGTCAGGTGGGGGGTATTCCGCAGGTGGTCAGACTATTACTGGCGCACAGATTAGTGCATCGAATGGTATCGTTTACGTTACCTTCAACAACGTTGTATGGACTCCGGCCACGTTCACTACGGCAGGGGCTTTGATCTACAACGCGAGCAAGGGCAACAAGTCTATCGCTGTCTTGAGTTTTGGCGCGGACAAGACGGCTAGTGGCACGTTCACGGTGCAGATGCCCCCGAACACATCGAGTTCTGCGCTGCTACGCTTTACTTAAGGAGCTATTGAGATGTTTAACGAAAAGGCTAAGACAGCAGACGCAGTAGGCGCTGCTTTGGAGAAGTTGCTCGGCTCGGGCGAGAACGCCCGTGCTGGCGGTGTGTTTCGTCTTGAGTGCCGCGACAGCGAGGGCAACCTGAAGTGGTCGGCTGAGTCCCACAACCTTGTGGTGAACGTTGGTCTTCAGGACATGAACGACAAGTACTTCAACGGTACGTCTTACACGGCTGCGTGGTACATCGGTCTCTACGGTGCTGCTTCGTCGAACAACCCGGCGGCTTCGGACACGGCGTCCTCGCATATTGGTTGGACGGAGATCACTCCGTACAGCAACGCGACTCGTCCGGCTTGCTTGTTTGGTTCGGCTACGATTGCTGACCCGTCTGTCATTTCAAACACGCTTACCCCGGCGCAGTTCAACATCAACGCGACTAACGTGGTTGGTGGGGCGTTCTTGATCAGCAACAACACGAAGGGCGGCACTACGGGTATTCTGTTTTCGGCATCGGATTTCCAAGCCCCCGGCGACCGCAGCGTCTCTTCGGGTGATACTCTGAATGTGACCTACACGTTCAGCCTTGATGCCGCTTAAGGAGTAGATCATGTTTAAGAAAGGCGACCGAGTTCGCGTAAACGCTGTCGTGCCAGAAGGCCCGGTTGTTGCTCTTCGTATGACCGAGGACGGGGTTATTTTCTACCTCGTTGAGTGGGTCGATGCAGAGGGCAAAACTCAGCAGCGTTGGTTTACGGAAGATCAATTGATGGGGGCCTGATATGGCCCTCGTACTTGCTGATCGCGTCAACGAGACGACAACTACTACCGGTACTGGGTTAATCGCCCTTGCCGGTGCGGTTGACGGCTACCAATCCTTCGCTGTTATTGGCGACGGGAATACGACGTATTACACGATTGTTCACCAAACTCTTAACGAGTGGGAAGTGGGCATCGGCACGTATACGTTGTCGGGTACGACTTTATCTCGTGATACCGTTCTCGCTTCTTCTAATGGCGGAACTGCGGTCAACTTCTCGGCAGGTACGAAGTTTGTCTTCTGTGATTACCCGGCAGGCAAAGCTGTCTACGAAGACGCAGCCGGTAAGGTCAGCGGGATTGCGATTGAGAACAGTACGATTGGTGCGGTTACTCCCGCTGCCGGTACGTTTACTTCGGTCACAACCACAACCGGTACAGTTAGCACTACGCCTGTATCGGCTAATGACATTGCAAATAAAGCCTACGTAGACAACCTCGTCTCGTCAGGCATCACGTACCACCAACCCGTTAAGTACGAAGTTCCAAGCACGACGGGCAACCTGACTGCCACGTACAACAACGGTTCTTCAGGTGTTGGCGCTACGCTGACGAATGCTGGCACGCTTGCTGCGTTTGCTCCGGATGGCCCTACGGCGTCGGTAACTGACCGAATCCTGATCTACAACCAGACCAATGCGTTTGAGAACGGCGTCTATGTCGTAACGGTTGTTGGGGATGGATCAACTCCGTGGGTTTTGACTCGCGCTAGTGACGCAGATACTTATGGGCTGAAGAGTCCTACCAGCCTTGGTAATGGCGATGCGTTTTTCATCACATCAGGTAATACCGGTGCCGGTGAGACGTATGTTTGTAATACCGTTGGCACGATTACGTTTGGCACTACGGCAATTAATTTTGCTCAGGTTTCGTCTGCTCAGATTTACTCAGCGGGTACGGGACTCACTCTTAGCGGTACGCAGTTTAGTCTGACTACTCCGGTTGCTGTTGCGAATGGCGGCACGGGTACGACGACTTCGACGGGTACGGGCAACGTTGTTCTTTCTAACAGCCCGACGCTAACTACGCCAAACCTTGATACGCCTAGCGTTCTCGTGCTGACTAATGCCACGGGACTCCCGCTTACGACAGGCGTGACCGGTAACTTGCCGGTTACTAATTTAAATAGCGGTACTGGCGCATCGTCTTCTACGTTCTGGCGTGGTGACGGTACGTGGTCTGTTGGTGTTTCTGGTCCAACCGGTCCTACGGGTCCTATCGGTCCTCCGGGTCCAACTGGTCCTATCGGCCCAACCGGTGCTACAGGTCCAACGGGTCCTATCGGTCCTGACGGCCCTCCGGGTCCAACCGGCCCAACAGGCCCAACAGGTTCGCCGGGTCCAACAGGTCCAATCGGCCCAACAGGTCCAACCGGTCCAACCGGTCCTGCGGGTACTCCTTCAACTGTTCCCGGCCCTCCGGGTCCAACCGGCCCAACAGGTCCAATAGGTCCTACGGGTCCAACAGGTCCAACCGGTCCTACGGGTGCGCCGGGTCCTATTGCTGGATCAAATACGCAGGTTATTTATAACTCAAGCGGTAGCGCTGCGGGTTCGGCCAACCTGACTTTTGATGGCACTGCTCTCTATACGACGCAGTTGCTGGTCAACAATACCTCGTCAAGTTTTGGCGGCAAGCTGACTGTACGTGGTGTTACGGGTTCGTACACAGGCGCATTCCAAACTCAAGATTTTGTTGGAGCAAGCTCCGGTACTGTATTTGGTATCTACCCTGCGGCATCAACCGGTAACACTAATTTCTACGTTAGTGTTGATACCCTTGGTGGTCTTACACCGGGCGGCGGCGCGTTACTGCTACAGCCCACCGGTTTTGTTGGTATAGGTCTATCCGGCTCTCCTTCTTATACATTACACCTTACCGGCACGGGCTACGCTACATCTGACTTCCGTGCGCCGATTTTCTATGACTCGGGGAATACTGCTTATTACGTAGACCCGAACGCTTCAACTTCGGCTAATTTTTATGGCTCAGTAAATGCGGCTACTTATAACTTAGCTGGATTGCTTGTTAATGCTAGCGGCACTTCGTCGTCTGGTGGTGCAATTGCTATTCAGCAGGCCACAGGGGAAGGTTGGACGGGCATATTTTGCGACTATGAGCCGTTTACTGGTTGGGGTTTGTGGCATGACAACCCGAACAACATATTTTCATTTACTGCGGAAAGCAGTACTGGCGGTATAAGGTCATTCTCTGTTCCATCTCGGTCTAGTGGCCTTCGCACCGCCTACGAAAAATTTAGGGTGGACCAATCTAGCGGCGACACAATTACTGGCGCTATCGGCTATGCGAACGGATCTTTTCGCGCACCCATCTTCTACGACAGTAACGACACCAACTATTACGTAGATCCAGCCAGCTTTACGAACTTAAATGCTGTTAATGCAACTCGTATTGGAGTAAACCCGTCAGGGGCGAGTAACAACGGGTTCGGAATTTCCTTATACGGTGGATACACTTCCGGTGAACCCACCTACGGTTTGATGTTCCAAGGTACAGGTACGTTTGGTACGTACGGGTCTGTATCTGGCGATTGGGCTACGTACTTTACGATGAATAATGATACGGCCCGTGGCTGGATTTTCCGCAACATAAGCACAGGTAACGTTGCAGGTATTAGTAACGCCGGTCAGATGACCCTTGCTTCCCACCTTGAGCAGGGTAATAACCTTGGACGCCCAAACGTTAACTGGAGTGCAGGTGGCGGATCGACCGGCATGGTCATCTTCTACTTGCCCGGAACCACCGCTAACTACGGCATGGTTCACATGGTGTTTGATATCTATGAATATAACTCGCCGCGAGTTGCGACC